ATAGTTATCTAAGACCCATAAACCTGGATCAATGGTATAGTCAGCAGAAGAGGGATCTCCCCATCCTACATACTCAGAAATATTAGTAACCGTAGCTCCCGCTAAATGGGAAGCTAACGTGGTTCCATTCTCGGCTCTTGGGCCTCCGGTTAAAGTATTCGTTGCAGTATCATTAGCCGTGAAACCAATGTCCTCTGTTCCAATTCTAATTTCTCCTGAAGCTGGAAAAGCGGAAGAGTCGGTTAACACTACCGTAGTAACTCCAGCATCAGCTGCGAGACCCGTTGCCAGCGTCGTGGTTGCGGGTCCTGAAGAAGTCCCTGAATAAGTTCCTGTACCCCAGCCATAACCTCCGAGCTGTTGCGCCGGTCCAACCGTATAATAACATTTGGCGGTCGCACTTCCTGAAGTACTTAAAGGAGTTCCTGTTTCCGTCGTGGCCATCGTGACTTCAATCGTGGTTGCTGTGGGTGCTGACGTCACCATAAATTTTATATTTTCAAAAGAAGCATCATTAAAAGTAGAGCCTACTGCGGTTACTCCACTGACAGCCGTCATTAAAACAATATCATCATCGATCAGTCCATGAGGACTTGGAAAGGTTATAGTTACAGTTTTTGAAGAAGAACTACTTGTGAAATCACATCCTGCAATGCTGGTTCGAATAGGATGGATGTCATAGAATTGACCTCCTGAATAAACATATAAAATTCTGTTAGTACCAATGGCAGCATATTTAACGCCTGCGTTATCATCCCAATGGTGTAAGGCTCGGCCTGCACCTGTGAGTTTATCAGCTCCGAGTTGTTGCCAACCTCCTATTTTTTCAGGAGATCCATAACGAAAACGTACATAGTCGCCTCCGGTCCACTGACCTTCTGCTCCTGTAGCTGTAACTTGTTTATTAAAGCCTGGTGTAAAACCTAGTTTTTGTAGCATAGAAAAATCCGTTTAAGATACAAATATACTAGATCTAAATGGATTTCAACTGATTATGAAGAGGCGTAGAAGACCTTTGTGGTGGAAAAATCCCCCACGCCGATCTCTTATATATCTTATTTTGTAGGGGGACGCAACTTATATCCTTTAAACCAGGGAGGAAGTCCTAAAGCAGGTCGAGTATCATACTTATTTGCTTTGGCTGCTTTGTTTTTAACATTGTTATAATGAAGAAAAACCTGACAGTAATTTTCTCCGTTATAGGCTTCTCTCCAATGTTCAAGTTCACATCCTTGGTAAATAACCATATCCCCAGGTTCCATTTCCACACTGATTCCAGCCTGTCCGGTTTTACCGGTAGGATCCACATACAGAGGCCATTTACTATCGCCTCCTATATGTAAGGTTGTAGAAACTTCACAAGAATAACGATCCTTATGACGTTTTAGAATGTCTCCTCTTTTATAAATCCGGGCATAAGAATAAGTTTCATTAAGCATTAAGCCTGTTTCTTTTTCAACTCTTTTCCTGAGTCCCTGAAGAAGAGTCTCCATCACCCCATCTGCATAATGAGAATAGGTTCCAGGAACCTGCTCATCATTCCATACCCCCCATTCTGACGCATAGGGAGATAACCATTTGGCATTAAAAAGATATTTAACAGCCTCTCTTTTTAGCTGAAAATATTGAAATATAAATACAGCTAGCTCTTTACTAATAGCCCCTTTGATAACTTTATAAGGGTTCTTATCTTTAAACTTTGGTCTTTTTGGCATCGTGTTTCTCCTTTGTTAGTTGTTTTTTTCTTTCATCAATTAAAGTTTCTACGAAATCCGAAGGATATTTTTTCGGATGTTGTCCCAGCATCGCTTTAATATAAGCCTGGTGAGCCACACCCATCACATTATGGGCTTTCGGCAGATGAATTATTTTAGGTTTTTTTACCATCTTTTTCAGCCTTCTCTTTTCTTTCCAACCATGTAAGTTGATAAGGTTTACCTAATACCGCATTGGATATTGCTTGTATATTAAAATGAATAAAACGGAAAGGTTCATACCCACTATCAACGGAATACATGTGTGGCATAAAAGAATTAAAAAACATTAAACGTCCAGGTTTAGCTACATAAAAAACTTGATGAGAAGCTTGGGTTATTTTATCCGGTTCTTTTTGAGGAAGTAAATTCATCATACGCCCTTCTCTTGGATCTTGAAAACAAGGCATGGAAGTGTTTTCACTCGCTTTAAGAAAAAAGAATCCGGAAATATGTCCATTCCAATGCGTATGTAAAGTATGGTGCCCTCCTCCATCTTTAGAAAATTCCTGCACCCAGAATTCGGTAGTATAAATACTATGATTACTTAAATCAAATCCTTGACCATCCAATAAATTCCAGGCCGTTGCTCCAATATAGTCTTGAAGAACCTTAAAGCCCGGCTGCTCGATTAAAGAATTGGAATGATGAACCCACGGATGTTCTCCTTTGTCGCCGTATTTTTTATTTCTTTTTTTAATAAGGGGATCATTTCTTTTCTTAGCCTGTTTAATGAAAGGATCTGAAGCCTTATTTAAATCTTTAACCCATTCCGGTTTATCGGTAAAATAAACAGGACAACTAAAATAGCTCTCGGTCATAAGGGGTTCCGGTTTACCTCCCTCTGATTGCTGACAGAGCTCCTTAAGATTATATGGTTTTTTCATTTATGTTATCCCTTTCGTCATTCCATCATACCAACATTTAAAATTCCAAGGTCTCCATTGACCATACTCTGAATTATGAAAATCAATTCCTGTATCTCGTAACTCCGTCATGGACGTGTGTTTAATATAAGCTAAAATACGATTAAAAATAGGGTCTTTAATTTTAAATTTTCTAGCAGCCTTCCAAAAAGGAGTATCATATTGAGAGCCGTACATATAGTGCCATATAATAAAGTTTTGTATTTGATCTATGTATGTATGAAATTGCTTAATAATAACCTCAGGAGTTGTTTTTTTCTCTATGATCCAATCCCATACAATGCGTGCCCAGAACAAGTAGGCTTGAATAGCTGTGGCTTCTAAGGGTTCAAGAAAAAATAAACGATTGCCTCCTAAAATAACTCTGTCATGTAGCATAGGGTTTTTAGCCACATAGTTTTTAAATTTAAGATTATCTTCTTTCTCGTTTAAATAAATCCCTTGTTCCGTTAAGTTAAATAATTTTTTAAAATTAGCAGCTGCTTCTTTAATAGGAGTAATTTCATCATTATAGAGGTAGCCATAGGAAGTCGTTTTAGTGGTATTAGGGATAACAAAGGTCCATCCATCAGGGGTAGCCACCGCACGGGTCCAATTAATATCGCACTCTTTAGATTTTCCTTTTCCCAGCAGAACTGCATTTAAAGGACTGTTGAGCATCTTATAATCATCCCAATTAGTCATGTGTCTGCCTCGACAATCAAAAATAAAATTTGAATCAATTTGTTCATAGTTATCAATATGTTTTTCTTCTACCTTAAAATATTTAGAGTTTAAAATAGTTTCCTGTAATTTAGCAGGATCATAGTGAAGGGCTACATTCGGAAAAGGGAAAGGAGATGCGAATGATTTTTTATTTTTCTTCCCCCAGTTCTCATATAAAACTCCAAATTTAGGGGTCGCTTGAATAGGGTTGTCGTACCAATTGAGTCCTAGAGCATTCCATAAGAGTTGAGGGGGTTCTAATATAGTGCCTTGTCCTACCTTTTCCGGAGGAATATTAGGATCATAAAGTAATTCCACAGAAATATCTTTTTTATGACGAGTATAATAAGCATAATGCAAAGCGGTTAAGCAACCAGCATTTCCTCTTCCTAAAACTGTAATCTTCATTGAAAGGGCCATCCTAAATGCCAATTAACTAAACTATAACGTTGACCTGACTTAACGGGTTTAACCCGATGCCACACATGTGAAGGAAAAACAATAAAATCTCCTTTATCTTGAATATCTTTACATATCATAGTATTTCTTTTTTTGTCTGGATCCATATTTCTAAAATCAAATTCTAATTCTCCTCCTTTATAGTCCTTCGCATCCGATAATAATAAAATAGAAGATAATTTTCTTATTTTTCCATGGGTAACACCATTGGGATTATTATAAGGCTCGGGCCAACTATCACAATGCCAGTCATAAAACTGCCCTTTACGATAATAAGTAAATTGACAAGCCTCCGAATGATCCCATCGGAAATTCCAACCAGCGCTTCGATTAGCTACTCCAATAAAAGGATGGGTTTCTTTATACAACCAATCCTCTGAGATCCAGACTATATCTGAATTTCTTTTCTGCTTCAAAGATTTAAGTTGAGTAGGATTTAAAGTCTTGGGATCTGCATAACCCCCCGTCACAGCCATACTTTCTTTGATGGATAATCCATAACGACGTATGTCATCACAGATATGATCGGGAACTGCTTTTTTAAAAAACCAATAATAATTAGTTAAATTCATCTTTCTCCTTCTTTATAACATACTTCTATAAATTGTCAATTTGATCTATATCAATATTAAATACTCCGGATGTTATGTCCATTTCGGACCCTCCAATATCGCCACCAGAGTGGTTCGGGTTCCTTCAGTGATAGGCATTACCTTATGAATAATATAAGAAGG